TAACGTAAAGTTAAAATCTAGTGACTTAGATACAGGTACAGACTTAGTTTTTGGTGTAGGTGATGGCACAGATGCTGACCAATATCTTGCGGCATCAGCTGCAGGTCAAACAGGCATTGCTGATGATCAAGATGCTAATATAGCCCCTAATACTTATACTTCAGATGATACAATTGATATTACTGTTGAAGTAGACCCAGCGGGTGATGTTGCAACTGGAACATTAGAACTTTGGGTTACCGTATCGTAAAGAATTTCTCCCTCCCATGAGAAAAAAGAAGGGCTTACTGCTCCGTGCAGTGAGCCCTTTTCTTTAAGAAGAATTATCTTCCTACTCTAGTTATATCTATAGGTGTAGGTCTCCAACCACGTGGTGTCAATTGTCTAATACAATATCCATCACTAGCATTTCTTATATTAATAAGTTTCTTTTCTATATCGGAATATCTATACCATTGACGGATCTCAATTTCGAGCCTTCCGCAGCTTTTACAACGGTCATCTCCAAATTGTCTGGTGGTACACCAGCCTATACAAGGATCACCTGCGAGACTCTCAGTTCTGCCTTGTAATTGCACTATATTACTCATAAAACCTCCACTTTTGGTTTTTAAGGTCTATAGCTTTGAATATATTACAGTTTTTACTCTATTTGTCCAATTTACTTAATTCTTTTTTCAGTCGTTCTTCATACCATTCAGCCTTTTTTAGATCCTCAATTCCGTTTTTATATCTAAAACGCCATCGGTATTTTAATGAATTGCCACGTAAATAGCCTATATATTCTTCGGAAGATAGCATGGCTTGTATAGCATCTATACATTCAATATCTCCTTTTTTATAGTGTGGAGGGGAGTTAATAAAATCTACTTTTTTAAATTGAGTTGGATGGATAATAGGTTCTAGTTCGTCTTGCATCTGTTCAGAATATGTAGTTTTTATATCTTCATACCAGATATTTCCAAGCTTATCTACATGAGTCCATTGTTCTCCTGCTTTAAATAAATAATTAGGAAAAACTTCATTAGTTAAAAGATTATCTGCTTCTTGGTCTGCTTTTTCTTGTTCTACTTGCTTATATAATCCATTCCTAATATAAATTTCTTTCACATCAGTTCCTTTAAGTCTCCTTTTGTGCACACCCCTTCTATTCTATCAATGAAAATTTTTCTGGGGATGGATTTACAAACTAAATCTTTTTGTGTTACATACACAAGATCCGGATCCGTGATGATGTATACACCAGCAGGTGAACCTATAACTGTATATGCAAGATGATTATGGGATTGTGCTCTACGTAACCAGGAGCGTTGTAATTCAGTAAGTGCAACTTTAATTTTGGTTGTAGAGCGTTTTGGAATGTTTTGAATATATTTATATTCTATATACATATACCCGGAGGGGCCTGAATAATATGTATCAGGTACCCCTCCTTGGTACTTGTCTGCGATCTTCCACACAAACAATTCCGAAGAGATGTTTGTGTGTATAGACCTAATGAACGAATGTTCATTCATAAGCAGAAATGCTTACAGAGATTCGTAAAGCTGTTTAGACTCTAGGTAATCATCTTCAGTAGCCCAACCTTCAAAGTCGACAGTTAAGTTCATGAACTTTTGTCCAACTTTATTAGCTGTTTGTACTGATCTGATTTTCCATAGAGAAGCAAAACGATCGCCACCTTTAGTCTGGATTTGTGAATTCCAAGAACGAGAAACTCGTAACTTAGAAGATGCAAAATCCATTATGAAAGGTATACCTAATTCTCCTGTTTCAGCGCTTTTCCGTATGAGTAAATGAGACTGTGTCTGTATTACATCATGTTGATCAACATCTAAATCATTTGAAGTAAGGTAATCAGTAGCTTCTGCTAGGCTTTTGAAATTGCCTACCAAGCCGCCACCAATCTCACGTTTTTTCCAAACAACAAAATCTTCAGTAAATTTGACATTTAAGACATACATCTCAGTGCCATAATTTTCTTTAGTAACGCTGTTTAGAAAGTCACCAGGAGCTAATTTTTCAACGTATTCGCTGTGGTTTTTATCCACTTCGTTAGACATTGTTTGAATTAACTTAACTCTGGGAGTTTGAAGATGGTCTTTACCGACTTCTTCATTTCCTAGGCCAGTGCCTTTTAAAACATGAGCAGGAACGTCCTTGGATACAAGGTCAATAGTTGTACTAGTAGTTTCAACCATAGTTATTCTTCCTTATTTCATAGTTAATATTATCGTGATCTGTAATTAATACGAATCACGTCCGTGGGTTTCACTCCTGGGAGTTCCATATCCAAAGAGAGAAGTTCTCGATAAGCGGAAGCTGACATGCGTTTGTGTAGTAACTCAAATTGCTCTGTGGCAAGTATGTGTTTATACACTGCATCCCAATCTTCTACTGTGGGGACAGTTTCTATTTTGATAGAAACTGAACACCGATCATTGCCTGTCCGATCTATTCCTTGATCTTCCATTTTGGCAATTAGTTTAGCTTCCAGTTCATTTTTGCGTTGTTTTAGCTCCCTTAAACCTTCCTCAGTAGTAGCTATAACTTCACGCATATCTGCAAGCGAATTCATTAAATCATCTAAATTTTCTTTCATAATTAGTGCCTTGTTATATTTGGATCTGTATTAAAAATTACATCAATACCTTCTGCTAGTTCCATAGCTTCCATAGAAGCTGCTCCTAACACAAGATTCATTTCTTTTTCATCGTTGGGTTGTCTTAATGTCATTGCTTCAGCAATTGCAAATACAAGGGCAGTGGCTAAAGTAGAGGTGGGAAGATGAGCCAAAGCCTCAACTGCAAGAGCAGCTTCCGGATTAAGCTCTAATAGATCTCTCATTTCTACTTTAATTGGATAGTTCACATAGTACATGTAATAAGTTCTCCATTCTACCCATTTTTGTGTTTAGTTTGCTGTATACACGCTCTTCCCAGGTATTGCGTGCTGCGATTAATATAGTTTCAGTTTTATGGGTTTGTCCTGCTCTATGTATTCTTTTATTAAATTGTTGAAAATGTTCAGCATTGTAAGTAGGAGAAGACCATATAGCGGAAGTACCTTTAGTTAAAGTTAAACCATGACTAGCGGATTGTGGATGTGCAAATAAGACTTGAAAATGCCCATTTTGAAAACGATCTACAATGTCTTTTCGTTTACTTGGATTTACATCTCCATCAATAACTGAATATGTAATACCTCTTTTTTCTGCTTTCTTTATTAATTGATCACGTTCATGTTTCCAATTAAAAGCAACTAAAGAATGTTTACGTACTTCAACTAGATCCATTATAAGTTCATAGCGTTCATCATGAACTTTTAATACATTACCTTCTTGGTCATATACTGCGCCTGTAAGAAGTTGTAATAATTTTTTAACTCTAGCTCCTGCATTTACAGCATTAATAGTTCCTTGTTGTGTATACAATACAGATTCTGCTGCTAGTGTTTCATAATTCTTTCTTACTGCAGGAGAAAGAGTTGTATACATGGTATGAACTACGTTTTCGGGAATGTCTATACAATCCTCTAATGCATGTCGAATTATTATATCTTTTAATACATTAGCTACAGCTTCTTCTGCATCTGGTTTATCAATCCATTCATTAGCAAAGCCATTGAATTTTGGAGTACAGACTTGATGTCTGAATGAGAAGAATCTTTTACCTAATCTTTCACCATCATCTACTAGAAGAGTTGGATGCCATATATCTAGAATTGTATTACTATTAGGAGTACCAGACATAGCAATCCGATAATCGAAATGATGAATAATACGGGCGAGCGCTTTTGAGCGTTTAGCATTTCTGTTTTTAAATGCTGTAAATTCGTCAATACATATCGTGTCGAAGTCTTGTAATAATTCTTGGTGGTTAACCAGAAAATTAACAGCCTCGAAGTTAGTAATAACCATTTTATACTCAGTTTGTTTAAATATCTTTTCACGGTTTTTTGCATAAGCTACACCATAGTTAATGGTTGGTTGAAATTTTATTATATCATCCCCCCAAGCAGCTTCCAGTATAGAAAGTGGGGCTAAGACTAGCATTTTTCCACCTCTTTTAATAAAAGCATCTAATACAGCTCTGGTTTTACCAGTACCTGGATCAGATGTAATTAAACAGCGGGGGTTATTTAGAATAAAATCGGTTGTAACAATTTGATGTTCATATTGTTTTAGTTCATCGTTCATAGTAATACCGTTCCTCGATATACAAGTTAATTATAACATGTTTGCTTAGCCGTTAAGGCTTAACCTTTTTCCATTTTGGTCTTCCTTTTTCAACTATTAAAGTTTCATGAACCATAGTTTTTTTCATAATGAAAAGTAATATGGTTACAAAAAGTCCACCAATCATGGCAGCAGCCATACCACTAAAAGTACCAGCAAACATAACTATTAAGGTTATAGTTATGGCAATATCGAAATATATATCCATTCCTATAACCTTTCTGCCGCCTATTTTAAGCGCAAGCAGCAGTAGTCCTAACGCGCTGACTATACCTATTGTAAGCACTATTACGCTCCTTCCAAATTAAATAAGCCATATAAGCGAATTGAATGGCCTCTATGAGAATCCACAAGACTGTTGTGGCAGTTGCAATTAAACTATGCATTTCTTAGTCTCCATAATAAAAATAAAAACAAACCGAGTATTAGAGTTACTCCTATTGCTTGAATTGTATATAAAAAAGCTAGAACTGTTAGGGCTAACCCAGCAGTTCCAGCACCCACTATGCTTAATATCTTTCCAGATTTACGCATAAACTTTTTAGCTTTTTTTAGCTCCATATTTTTACTCCTGTAAAAAGTCACATCAACATCATCGTTGGGTAAAACTTGTAATGGGTCGCGGTAAATCGTTCGTTACGTATTTTGTGGTGCATCGCAGGACTCCAAACCTAAGAAATAATTATCGTACAAGGCAAACTTAATCCTAGGAAAGTAATGTATTTGTAAGTTTCTGTATCAAAATCACGCTCATCTCCGAGCTCTGGGTAGTTCTAATTATGTTACGAGCAGATTACCCGAAGCGGCAGGGTGTGTTAAACATCTATTTACACATACACGGGCGCACTGGTCCCTGGAGTTGTAACGAAATACCTACTTACAATACATCGTGTAATGGGCACGGATCTGTGATGCGAGCTTGCGAGCATCCACAGCCTCTGGGCTAATGGAACTATGTGGTGTATGTATATTTTGTTAGCAACACCATCGGGTCCGTGCGAAAGTGTGGTGTGAGTATGTTTAACACACCTAGTTCTCGGGTAACCTGGCTAGTATGTAATTATCGAACTACGCAAGTAGTTCGCGGGATGATGTGTGTTTTTTGTACGAAAATTATGAATACATTACTTCCCATGGATTAATGTTTCATTTGTATGTATATTTACTTGGGAGTTGGGTCTGCTGATGAGTAACAAAGTAAGTACGCGATTTACTTAATTCCCCATTCACAAATTGGATCTTTCCCTTCCTTATATGGGCACCATTTGCAAGTATCTTTACCTGGATTAGGTGGAAATTCAGTTGCAGTAGTCATAACTACTGCACGCTGATGAAGTCCAGGGGCAAATACCATAGCTTCATCTCTGGTATAAGCTTGAATAGTTGTTTCAGCTTTATCTAAATACCATAATTCTGTTTGTACATGTTCCAGCATTGGGTAGCGGAAAAAAGTACCAATCGCATAGGTTAAAGCTTGTTGGCCATGTGCTATTTCATTACCAAATTTTTTACCAGTTTTATGATCTATAACTCTGGCACTAGTTTTAGTTTCATGTACGATTACATCTAACTTAACACGTGCCCATGTGTTGTGTTCCATCCAACCACAAGTTTCCCAATCTAAAGTAAAGCCCCATTCTCCTTCTACTTCAACTTTTCCTTCT